GGGATAAATACAGATGCTCCTGTAACCATATCATCCCAATTAACTATAATCTTAACCCCATCTGGGTCTAGATCATCAATCTTCAGAACTCCCCTTTGCATCGCTATCCTCCACATGGCAATCAACAACAATAACATCCGTTGGCGGTAGCTGCATATGCGTACCCTTACTCAGACGCATTCTCACCTTCTTAGCCCCCATGTTAGCCGTAAGGTCTTCTACAAAGCTAGCGTAATTTATCTGCTGTTCACCACACCAGATACGTAGAGGTTTCGGTATTAGGTAAGCCTTCTTCAAATCTGTTTCATATCTGGCTACAAGCTGCCCTCTAGGCAGTGCTTCGGGGACTATGAGTGAGTCTAAACCGGAGTCATCGGTTCTGCGTAGATCATCCGTGCTTTTAATCCATAACACATTACTCCAGTGCTCATGGATGTAATCGTTAAGTGTCTCTTCGGCAGAAGAACTCATATCATCTACATAGCCTTTGCTCTTTCTCAGCATGGCTATAGTCCACTTAAATAGTGCTTTTACATCATAATCCAGAAGCCCCGCTTTCTGGGCGAGGATAACACCCGCTAGCGTATTAGTAGCAAATGCTGACCAGAACCTATTCTCGGAAGTTAAACCACTCTCTGCATCCACCCTGATACGTATATCGTCAATTAACTTCTTAACCATATCCATATTACTTAGTATGTACTGTATATACACCTCACCAGCATGACCGTAGTTATTCTTTATATCCTCGGTAAATTTATCTTGCGCCTGTTTATCCTCGGACTTTTTAAACATACGATCTACTTTAACTTCTAAGATACGCATCGCTTCTGGTTTAGGCATGGACTTTGCCATACTAATTCGTTCTATGACGCTAGTATTACCAGTGGTTACCGCTAGCATTCTCCAAGGTGCGCCACGATAACGCTCTACGTTACCTCCACTTGCCAAACGGTTCCGCTGCTTACCTCCTGTTAACTGGTATGCTAAATTACTCAATTCGGTAGGTTTAGCCTCGGTTAACTCATCTATGTACAGGGGTAAGTTATGGTATATTTCCCCCCTGTGCATTTTAGTATTATATGTATCTTTCTGGACCAAAAGAAGGTCTTCTGGATCACCCCACACCGTAGCCGCCGCAGCCATAGCTGTTGTTTTACCAACCCCCGACTCTTTACTATGCAGGTGTAATGCAGCGCAATTTATTGGTGAAAGCCCCATAAGTGCAGAGCCGAAAGCGGTTCCTACAACAAACTGATGTATCTCAAAACCTTCACGATTATAGAAATTCACAGTTTCCTTCCATTTCTCCAAGGTGCCTCTAGGCTCAAAGGCGGGGAACAGAGACATAGTTTGTGAAGATGGGGGGTTAAAATCTGCGTGGTCATGGAATATCTCTTTATTCCCTAGTATGAATGATGTGCAATCCTCATCTGTCCATCCAAACTGTTTGTGCGCGGCTTCCGCACCGCCGCTACCTTGCATACTGTTTACCCACGAGTTCGTATAATCCATAATATCCTCTATCTTTACCGGTTTCATCACCGATATCCCCCACCTAGACATTTCATCACGAAACTTATCCCGTGAGTTTACTATAGCGAGGGAGATCGTAAATTCTCTTACAGCATCTTGGGGTAGATGTAGCCGCATCATTATTGACTCGCCAACCTCATCATCCCATATACGTCGCACTACATATAAGTCGTTATGGTATATCTGTTTTTCTATAGGGTCTCCGTCTTTAGTTACCACCCGCATATATATCCCACCATTGGCCCCTCTAAAGTAGGGGTCTGGGTATGATGGTAATTTATAGGTAGTAACGGGTTCTTCAGATAAAAGGTCTACTTCTGAAGTTGGGTCTTCTATTATGTTATCTTCTTCGGTAGCTTCACGTATCTTACTACCCAGACTTATCGGGGATTTTATTTTACCCCAGTGGGAACACTCGGTGCATATATTAGGACTATGCTCATCAAATCTGGCGCAGAGATACGGACCTTTTATACGGTCCAGCTTATCCATAGTATCGCGTAGATTAAAATCAGGATGTTTTTCGGACATCTTTCGCGCAGCGTTTTCATAGTCCTCACAAAACTTAGCTATAGATAATCCTGCACGCCATAACGGCTCACTTATATCTTCCTGACTATATAGTATATTACCTAATTGCTCACAGCCGACCCCGTCCATTGTCTTTAATACTATATCCTTGAACGTATTTACCCGATTACCTATCAACCTATCCATGACGGCGTTACTACCGGAGGGTATATGTTTCGTAGGCACTGGTATCGGCGCATCGCCCATGTATTCTGCGATAACATCGAACTCATTAGGTGTAGTAAATGATCTACTTATATAGGATACCGCAGATGGTGGATCATTCTTATAGTTATGTGTTGTGGGTATCCTTAGTACTCGCGCCGAATCTGCTGTAACTGCGGGGTCTGCTAACAGGTTATGCTTAACGCACGTAGCCTTTAGCTGCTCCGCCATAGGTATCCACAGTTCTGCGCTGACAGGTTCAGCCAAGAACCAGTACACATGTAGCCCCCCACCGGAACTAATAAGTGTCGGGGGAGGTAATTCCGTTTTCTTACAGAAACCTTGTAGTGCGGATATAGCCGCCATTTGGTCAGGGTAATCTTTGTTAGGCCCACAATCTATATCAAGAAAGAAGGACTTTAGCGTATCAACATTTGTGGCTTTACGGGAACTCGTATCCTTAAATGTAGCTAACGCGAAATACGTGTCATACCCTTCACTATCTAATTGTTCTGCTGTGGTTAATAGGACATCTATAGAGTCAAAGAACTTTTGTATACGTTTACCGTCTGTAGCATGTGATGCGAATATACAATAATAACCATCTTCTCCTAATGCCCTCTCTAGAAATTCCTTTGTTTCCATATCATTTCCTTTAGAGGGGAGTTGCTACAACCATACATCTTATTAACTCCTACACGGTAGGGGGGTATTGTAGGATAAAGATGTATGGTCGTAGCTATCGGTGCAGTTAGGCTATTCGTCCCAAGCGTCTACTAAAGCACCCAACTCGGCTTTCTTACTAACCTTAGCTGCTGCAGCCTTCTTCGGGACTTTTACTGGTTCTTTCTCTTCTTCCTCCACCTCTTCAATATCAATGCCATTAGCAAAGGGGCTAACATCTTCCGCTACCGCAAAGCCCTCGGCAGTATCAAAAGGTGACCGGCTTTCGAGTAAGGCATATTTGATAACCTGCACTGCCCGTAAGCGCAGCGATACCCCTGTACCCATACTGGCATTATAGGGTGTAAAAGATACGGCAATGTTAACAGTACTGCCAGTTGTTAGCATAAAGTCTGCATCTAACTCGGTATTCCGTGAGTCATACTGCGTAGGTTTACGTGTAACCTCTTTACCATACGCACCTTTTAATGAGGCTTTAAAGATAAACGTACCGTCGTCATCTTTCTTGAAGGGGTTATCAAACTTTTTGGGCCAGCTATCTTGTGTAGCTGCTTTAGCCTTATAGGCATCCAGCATCGCACCCCATAGTTCGTTGGCGCGGGCTTTATCCATACGAAAACTTATTTCGTATTTAGCCCCATCGTCGAATGCGTCACAAGGTACCGACCTTTTTTCATTATTATCGTACCTGTAACAGCGATTAATTCTAGGCCATAGGGCTTCTACGTCGTTGATGCGAAACCCAGTGCTAACTTCAGCCATGATATTCTCCTAATTTATGTTGATTGAAACCCGTCTACTTCAGAGAACGGGGATATACTTACGTTATTATAGGGCGTAAATTCTAACGTAATAGCGCGTATAGTGTCTATATTACGCACCATGCTAGAAGCTACGGGCAACTCTTCTTCTGTTAGAGGTCTCTCTGGTTTAAAAAAGAGTTTAGGTGTAGGGCTGTCACTATCGAAATACATATGTGTGACAACCGCTACGGATGGTGTATCCATCTTTTTAAGGAACCTAGCGTAGGCTTGCAGGGGTAAATTACCGCCCCGTGCCTCCCCAAAAACAGA